TACGGTATATAATCGGGACTATAATGGTCATAAAAGTGCCTCAGATGAATTACCTGAACGATATCGAATGAGTAAAGGGCTTTTCATAGCCCTGTTATTACTACTTCTAGTCTATTTACTAGCAAAGTAACTGTCCTTTATAGCCCGCCCACAGCGGGCTATTTTTGTCTCCATAACCAAAACATTGCAAAGTTATGGAACAATATTCTCATTATGAATATGGCGAGCTTCTAGCCAATAAGCTCAAACCGATTTCCCACACCCCGGAACATCCTCACTTCTTCACCGCCTTTGGGTTTGAAGATTTATTCGGATTTGAGGATAAGCTCTCAAATGTGACAGGAATGGTCCTTATCGCTGTTGATGGTATGGAATCCGAATCATCCGACAACAATGGAGATGGATTGACTGACCGTAATGAATATTCATTCATCGTCGCACGCAACACAAATTCGTCACGTCCGGAAACAATCAATCAAGCCGCATTAGACTGTAAAGTCATTGCCAAGCAAATCCGTAACCGCCTCTTTCACGATCCAACTCTGAAATACTCCATTAGCCGAACGACACGTATCAACGGAATAGGACCTATAGGTGACAACTTCTATGGAGTGGTACTTACCTTCTCCCTGCGGGAACCTGAAGATTTTTTTATCAACTCTGATTTTTGGGAGGACTAATCTATGGGATTCTATAAAAATTATCGGGATATGCGTTCCGATGTCAGACGTTATAATGCCGCTGTTCGCCGCGCCAACAATCTGGCAGGCAAAGGCTCGTCACAGCTCATACACATAGAAACCGTATCCGAAATAGAACGATATACGATGGCTAAAGACGCTGACCGGCTAGTCGCATTCAATAAAGACGTACAGAAATGGATGAACTCTGTCGCTGCCCAACTACGTGCATCAATTTCATCTCACAGCATGCGTGTGGCCACCGATTTGAGACCTAGAATGTATACTGACAAATATGGACTCATCAACAAACTCGGTTTTTCTTTTCCCCGTCATGGCATCTACATCCACAAAGGAGCCGGAAAAGGGTATGGAGGAACAACTGGATCCAAGTGGACGAAACTGAAACGAATCGGCGGGATCGAGGTAAGTACCGGGATTGTCCGGCATACCAATCCTGAATCATTGAATGGCAGCCAGGGTACAGGAAACCGCAAAGCATACGAATGGTTCGATCCCATTGTCCGTAATCGAATCCCCGAACTAGAAACAATCATTACCAACTATTTCGATTCAATGATCATTGATGCCACACGCATCTATATCAACAAATAATCTATGAGCAACGATCTTAACCGTAGTATTAAAATCTACATTGATGGCACGGAAGCCGCATTAGGAGTCAAGCAAGTCGAAACTGCTATCCAAAAATTGGAAAACAAGTTAGCCTCTCTCAATAAATCCGAAGCTAACTACAACACCCAATCAAGAAAACTTCAGCAGGAAATTAATAAGAAAACGACGACTCTTGAAAAGTACAAACAAAGTATCAGAGAAACAGAACGTATTCTGAGCAATCTTTCCGGAGCAACCTATAACGAACTGATCTCTGTACAGTCCAAGGTTCGTAAGCAGCTCCGGGATGCAATACCTGGTACACAACAGCACTCAGTAGCCTTAGAACAGAATCGACGGGTAACCGAAGCTCTCACTCGTGCTCAAGCAGCAATGCGCGTTGAAGTGGGATGCCAGGGAACCGTTTGGGGGCAGGCCGCTAACTTCGTCAATAAATATATGGCCCTTATCGGTGGAGTTGTCGCCTCTGTTACAGGATTATCTATGACTATACGACGTTCCGTTGATGACTATGCGCAAATCTCCGAGGCTATGGCTGGAGTAAAAAAATACACTGGGATGACAGATGAAGCGGTGAAGGATCTGAATGAAGATCTCAAAAAGATAGATACCCGGACTCCACGCGAACGATTGAACGAGCTGGCACAAGATGCAGGTCGCCTCGGTATACAAGGAAAGCAGGATATTCTTGACTTCGTAGATGCTGCCGATAAAATCAATGTTGCATTGGGTGAGGATCTAGGAGAAGATGCAGTTAAGAATATTGGTAAACTAGCACAAATGTTTGGTGAAGATAAAACACTAGGATTACGCGGTGCTATGCTCGCCACAGGGAGTGCCATCAATGAAGTAGCTCAGAATAGCAGTGCCGCAGAATCATATCTTGTAGACTTTACTGCACGTGTATCCGGAACTGGAAAACAAGCCGGAATTTCACAAACACAAATCATGGGATTCGCCTCTGTGCTTGATCAAGATATGCAGCAAGTAGAAATGGCTTCCACTGCTCTGCAGACTGTCATCATGAAAGTATACCAGGAACCAGCCAAATTCGCTAAAATGGCAGGGAAAGATGTTAAGGATTTTACAAAATTACTTAAGGAAGATGCCAATGAAGCCCTCCTACAGCTATTAGAAAACTTAGGAAGTAAAGGCGGTCTACAGCAACTAGCACCTTTATTTAAAGACATGAAACTTGATGGTGTACGCGCTGCCGGAGTCTTAAATACTTTAGCTGCCAATACCGCTAGCATCCGAGAAGAGCAAGAACGGGCTACTACCGCATATAAAGAAGGTACATCGGTTATCAACGAATTTAATGTGCAGAACAATACAGTACAAGCGCGTCTCGACAAAGCTAAAAATGGTTTTAAAGAAGTGTCTTATCAATTAGGAGAGAAGATGCTTCCCCTCATGTCTAATGCCATTACCGCTACCAGTTTTTTCGTACGGGCACTCAATTCTTTAATTGAATTCATTGCACGATATTCACATATATTGATACCATTAACAGCTACAATAGCAACCTATGTTCTCATCTGTAAAGCTCAGATCATAGAAGAAAAGCTCAAAGTGTTTTGGAATCAGAAAGTAATAGCTACACTCAAAGAAATGTATGCTGTCATGTTGCGCAACCCATACCTGGCAGTCGCGGCTGTCATTGTTACTCTTATTTCTGCATTAAGCAATATGAATAAGGAAATGACAGAATCGGAACGTATTGAGAAAAGCCTAACAGAGATTCGAAATAATTCAAAAAGCAACATACAGGACGAACGTAATGAGGTTGAGCATCTCTTATCTGTTGCACGTAACGAGAACTTGAGCAAAGCTGAACGAGAAGCAGCTATCCGCAGGCTAAACGAGATTTCTCCCGAATACCTTGGCAATTTATCTTTGGAAACTATAAATACGGAGCAGGCTACTGCTGCTGTAAATTCATACGTTGACAGTCTTCTTGTTCTAGAGGAAATAAAACAAACTCAAAAGAAAATTAGTGAACTGAGAGATAGAAAGGATGATCTCGGTAAAAACGGACCTGACAACGGCTTTTGGTCTGATGTAGAAGCAGGAGCTGCCAATATGCTAAATGGTTTCAAAACATCATTGGGACTTACCACTGACGCTTGGGCTGATAATGTACTCAATGAATATATAAACAAAGGAACAAATAAACTGCGTTCATTAGATCGAGAAATCCAAACATTAAACCAACATATAGAGGAATCCAGAGAAAAACTCATCAAGATCGAATCAGAGAAACCTCAGCCTGTAAAAAACAATTCTACCACAAAAGAGGACGATGATGATGAAAAAGCGCTTAAAAAACGACTCGAACGAGAAAAAATACTATATACCCAAAAACAAGCCTTCTTAAAAGCAATGTACCTAGAAGGAGGAGATGAAACCCTTCAGACAGAAAAGCAACTTAACAAAGAATTAGAATGTCTTCAAATGGAACACTTAGAGAATTCTTTGAAAATAGCCGGTACAAAATCTAAAGAAGGCATTGAGATCCAAAATCAGATCAATGATCTGAAGCTGAAGATGCAAAAAGAACATACCCAAGAGCTGATTGATCAAGAAAAAATAGACTATGAACGTCAGCAACAGGAATTAAAGGAGTTATATGCTTCCGGGAAGGATGAGAATCTTAATTCCGAGGCTGCATACAATGATGCGATGGAACAGCTCACCATCATGCATCTGGAACGTATGCTTTCTCTTGCAGGACTAAATGCAGAACAACGGAAGCAAGTAGAGAAGCAGCTGCTGGATTATAAGGTAAAATGCATACAAAAAGATCAAAAGGCCAATGAGCAAAATTCAAAAAACAAACTTAAAACAGACAAGCAGGAATTTGAAGAAAGACTCCGTATCTATCAACAATATGGAGAAGAATTTGGTAATGCTCTAGGGAACATCATTTCCGGGCAGGAAAATGCTATGCAAGGATTCGCAGATACGATGATTGACATTATGTTTGATGTTATAGCCCAAATCATTAATGCCGAACTTGTAAACCTAGGTATAATAGGAACTGCAGAAGCAGCAAAAGCAACAGCTAAAGAGATTGGTTCCAAGGGCTTTTGGGGAATAGCGAGTGGAGCTATACTTGCGGGTCTTATTACGGCAGGTATCGCCACAGCCAAATCTACACTGAAAGGCTTTATCGGAAAAAGAAGAGATAGTGGAAGTTCCTCCACAGAAAGTACTCCCCAGGCTGAATATAAAATAAACCAAAGAGCAGCCGGGAAGTATGACGTAATCGGAGCTGAAGACGGACGCAGCTATCACGATATCCCCTATATAGGGGAAGCCCCTACAGGCATCGTCAAACGTACTTCACTTATATCAGAAAACGGATCAGAGTTAATTATCAATTCTGAAGATCTGTCCCGGCTCCAAAAACATATCAACTATCCTGTAGTACTTCAAGCAATCAATGATGCAAGATCCGGAAGGGTGCCACAATATGCAGAAGGAAATTACGACTCCATCAGCCACTCTACAGACTCACCCACTCCGCCAAGTCCCAATAACAACCTTGAGGCCAAACTAGAGAAAGTAATGGATAAGATGGATCAAGTGATGGACAAACTAGGCAAGCCTTCGAAAAACTACGTTCTCTTATCCGATATCAATGATGCGGAAGAGATCAAACTAAAATCGGAAAAACCTTTCACAAGAGGAGATCAATAATATGGCACTAATCATCAAAACACCTAAAGGGATATACGATACTCCTACAGACTTCGAAATGGAAGTTGAAATCACCTCCCCTATTTATACAGATAAAGGGAGTCAGACCATAGCTGCTACGTTACCGGGAACGAAGCATAACCTTTCCATAGTTGATCATATCAATCGCTTAGATATAGCTAATGCACCGGCTAAAGACGTCCAGGCTGTTATTGCAGATGGAATATACCGTCGCATAGGCAAGCAGAATATAACATCAGCATCGGTAGAATCAGGGATTGTCAGCAACATCGGATTTGACGAAAGCCTAATGTATGAAGCCTGGAACAATATATCATTAAAAAAGTTACCCGGATTACCCATATATAAACCATCAGGTGGCATTACTGCTTTAACAGAACATCTTAATAATGTTATGAAATATAATCTTCCAGCCGACTATTATGTTTTCCCCATACAAGTAAAGAATGACTCAGCAGACGATGTCGCTTACCCGGAATTCATAAATCCGATTCAAAAAATAGGTAATGCGTATGAGCTGAAGAAAAATGCACGTACAGAGAAAATGGTTATATCAGGCAGTGTCGCAGATGTCAAGTTACCCGCAGGATATGGTATTTCTCCTTTTATCCGTGTTTCAAAAATCCTACAATTAATATTTTCAGCATATGGTTTTGAACTCATAGAGAATCCATTCGAGAGAGACTACCAGCTCAAAAAAATGGTAGTACTTAATAATGTAGCAGATGCCACAGTCGCAGGTCAAATAAACTATAAAGACCTAATGCCGGACTGCACGATTAACGATTTTCTAGAAGCAATATTCTGTCGAACTGGTGCCAGGATCTTCGTGAATGGGGATAATAGAACAGCAAGAATCAAATTACTGAAAGACACGTTCTCCAGCTCCCCATTTGCAGACTGGTCACAACTGAAAGCTGCAGATCCTGTACCCAATTACGAACAGCCCAAGCAAATAAGATTATCTGCCAGCACTTCATTTGACGAAGCTTATACGGATGCGGAATCTTTCGAAGAATTCCTTGATAAATATAAAGGAATCATCACAGAAGTAGAGAACACACCTCCTGAGTATGTTCCCGATAACACATATATTTGTTATCAGGCATCTACCGGACGATTCTACAAGCGTAACATAGCTTCCCAAAACGTTTCTCTCTTATCCAGTGACTTCTTTGCTTGGGATAAGAAAACGGCCAACGTTGAATACGAAGAAATATCCAGTTCAGATGAATGCCTACCAATGACGTTCTGTAACAATTTACTAGTTCCGCAATACATGGCCGGAACAGTGAATCTCAATACAACACTCCGGGGAGCTAAAGTCAATGAACAAAAAACAGATACTCCGCTTTGCTTCTGTTTTGCGATGGGAATGGCTACTGATGAAAAGAATGTTCCTTTAGGATATTACTATGGTAGTTCACTCTGCCGCACCCCTGCAGGTAATTATTTCCGTGATAACGACGGGAACACTTTCAAATATTCACTGGTCTTTCGTGGAGAGGACGGAGCTTTCAATCAATTCTTTAAAGAATGGGATGCCATCTTAAGACATGCAAACCATACTCTAAAAAGTAAAATCAATCTTGATCGGATAGCACTAACTCAGATAGATACCAGCCGGCCAATCTTATTGTCTGGTCAGAAACTGATGATTGAGAGTGCCAAGCACACAGTACCCTATCAAGTGAACAAACCTGCAGAAGTGAACCTTCGTACCACAAAACTTTTAAAACCATTTGATCTTGAGCAAGAACAAGGTATTGTAAAAATGATACCCCAAACGACTAAATGGGTAATTGTCTCCTACGCAGATAATGCCTTCGCCGCAACTGCAGCACAAGTAAAGAGTCAACTTGAAAAAAGATATGATCTCAGAGGATTTAATGTCTTAGACAGAAAGATACTAACCCAACCTTCCGGAGATGATTTCAGTTCGTATCTGCCTCCAACTAAAGAAGAAGTACTAGGAAAAAAGGAAATACTGGATACTTATGACGCTGAATTACAGTACTGGTTCTCGTTTTATGTGGATAATCCTGAAGGTGCAAATACTGATTCGATAGATTCAATCAGACTTCAATATGAAGCCGGGATCAAAGCAGTCACTATGTAATCTTGTCCTTTATACAGCAATTAAAAACAAACACATTTGCATATGGAAAAAAAGGAAACAATACAATCAGCTC